CTTACGGTTGGTCAACATTTTGTGATCATATTAGATAGCAATGGTACTACAGAAACTGCTTTAATATCTATGAGTTCGTCTCAAGGTAAAATAAGTAGAAAATGGAATGCCATGATGATGCAAATTACATTGGAGGGTAAAAATGGTTTATACACTCCACCGTCATTTAGTCATATTTACAAACTTAATACCGTATTGAATTCTGGAAAAGGAAATCAATGGTATGGATACAACATTACAAAAGTTGGTCCTGTAAATGATCCTGCTATGTATGAAAGAGCAAAACAATTCTATCAAAGCTTAGCAAACAAGTAAAAACTGTTAACTGGGGTGATAGAGATATCACCCCAATACATTGAGAGTGGATATGTTAGAAAGATTTAAGAATATATTTTCTGGTCTTGAAAGTTCTTATGGTCAAACAAAAATGACTGGAGAGATTAGAGATGATGGAAAGAATGAAGCAGAGTCAATAACCGTACATAAGCCTGTAACAGAGATATTATGGCAAAAACATTTAAATGGTGAATTTCCAGCATTAGGAATTGTACCTATTAGACAAGATAGTAGATGTAAGTGGGGATGTTTAGATGTTGATGTTTATGATTTAGATCACAAAGAATTAATTACAAAAATAAAAAATAAAAATTTACCTTTAATAGTTTTTAAATCAAAATCAGGGGGCGCACACATATTTTTATTTGTAAAAGAATTTGTTCCAGCATCATTAGTTAGAGAAAAATTAAAAACAATGGCCGCAATGTTAGGTCATGCTGGTAAAGAATTATTTCCAAAACAAGATTATATACTTGCAGATAAAAATCAGGTGGGTAGTTGGTTGAATGTTCCATATCATGGTGGTGATGGATCTGTAAGACGTGCACTAGGAGATGATGCAGAACTATTAACTTTAGAAGAATTTTTTAAATTGTATGATAAAAAAGTTTTATCTGAAAAAGATTTAATACAATGGAAAGAACCTATAACAACAGAAAATGAAGATTTATTTGAAGCTCCTCCTTGTTTAGTTACGTTATTATCTGACAAAGTTCCACAAGGTAAAAGAAATGATACCATGTTTAATGTAGGAGTATATTTAAGAAAAAGATTTCCAGATTCATGGAAAACTAAATTACATAGTTATAATTCAAAATACATGAATCCACCAATAGATGATAATAACCTTGAAAATACAGTCATTAAATCTTTGTTAAATAAAGATTATCGTTATAAATGTAAACAAGAACCTATTAGAAGTTTTTGTGAATCAAAGCTTTGTGTAAAAAGAAAATTTGGAGTTGGGGAAAATGTTCCAACACCGGAAATAGAAAGAATAGAAAAATATCCATCACATCCAACAATTTATATTGTTTATCTTGATGGTAAACCAGTTGAAGTAGACAGAGCTACACTTCATGAATTTGATAAATTTTCTATGGAAGTAATGGACCAATTAAATCAAGTGTTAATGCCAATAGGTAAGATGATTTGGAAAAAACTGTTACATAAAATTATGTCTAATAAAGATACATTTAAAATATTAGAAGTTCCACAAGCAGCCAGACTTGATTATCAATTAAAAGAATTACTTGGAGATTTTTTAAATAGAGCAACAGGTAAGGTTATGGATGATGTTAAAAGAGGTATTCCATTTACAGAAAATGGTCATAGTTATTTTAAATATCAAAGTTTTAATAATTTTTTAAAAAGAAGTAAGTCTTGGGATTTACCAAAAGCAAAAACACAAAAAATGTTGGAAGATATTTTTAAAGCAAAAGAAGAAGTTTTAAAATTAGATAAGAAGTCAATGAGAATATGGAAAATTGAAACAGTAAATGTTGATAAACCAATTATTACAGAGAATACAATGAAGGAGCCAGCGTTTAAATGAAAAGAATAATAGTTCCAGGACCTCCGGGAACAGGAAAGACATATCATTTAATTAATAACTATCTAAAGAAAGAGATTGAAGAATATAAAACATCTCCTGATAAGATTGCTTATTTAACATTTAGTAATGCTGCAACAAATGAAGCAAAGAAAAGAATACTATCTGCATTTCCAACTGTAAAAAATTTTCCATATATATGCACTATGCATTCTTTAGGAACAAAACAATTAAACATAGACACTAATACACAATTACTTAAAGATGAAAAATGGAATGCGTTTAAAAACTTTTCACAAATATGTAAAGATTTATCTTTTAGTTCAGAGTTTGATCCTTATACGGAAACAACAACATATAAAAATGATCACATGAAAATTATTGAATACGCAAGATGTAAAAAACTATCTATCATGGATGCTGCAATAGAATTAGATAAACATTATAGTGTAGACACATGGTTAACAGAACAGATTGATGCCGATTTAAAATCATATAAGAAACAAACCGGAATGATTGAGTATTCCGATATGATTAAACAGTTCATTGAGAAAGATAAATGCCCTCCACTCAGCGTTGTCTTTTTGGATGAAGCACAGGATCTGAATCCTCTGCAATGGGAAATGTTCAATTACATTGAATCAAGATGTGATAGATCATACGTTGCAGGGGATGACGATCAAACGATCTATACGTTTCAAGGTGCTAATCCTAATATATTTATTAATTTAAAAGGTGAAGTGGATGCAAGAATTGAATCAAGAAGATGTCCAAGAGTCATACATAGAAAAGCATTAGATATATTGCAGCATGTAGAAAATAGAATGATTAAAAGTTGGCTTCCTAGAGATGCGGAAGGACAAATTTTTGAAGATCAAACATTGGATAATATTAATTTTAGTAAAGGTGAATGGATGATTATTGCAAGAACAAATCAAATGTTGAATCCAATTAAAGCTCATTTAACATCATTAAACTTAAGATTTGATAGTAGATCAAATGTAGTTTTATCTAATGAATTATTAGAAGCCTATCAAGTGTGGCATAGATTAAATCAGGGGGCAACGGTAGGATCTGAAGAAGCAAGGTCTGTTTATAAAGTTTTAAATTGGAACATGGGCCATGTTGAATATGGATTTTCTAGTGGCAAGTCATTAGATGCAGTAGATCTTGTTGATTTAGATGACCTAATGTTAAATCACGGGCTCAAGGTGACAGGCAGCTGGGAGCAATTAAATTTTAAAGATGACACAAAACTTTACATTAAATCATTATTAAACAGTGGTGATGATTTATTTAAACCTGCAAGAATTAAAGTATCCACAATACATGGCGTAAAAGGTGAAGAGTGCGAAAATGTAGTCTTATATACAGGGATGGAAAAGATTATACATGACGCAGCATTAAGAAATCCTGATCCAGAACACAGATTGTTTTTTGTGGGTGTAACAAGAGCAAAAGAAAATCTTTATATCATGCAACCAGATATAGATGATTATTATAACTATATACCAGGAGATCCAATACTATGAGTAACAAAGCGTTTTTTAGACAAGTAGGAGGTTCACATTATAAAAAATATAAAATACAGCCCTCTAGATTCATCAATGATAATAAGATACTGTTTGCTGAAGGTAATGCAATTAAATATATTTGCAGACATCAAGACAAAGATGGTAAGCAAGATTTAGAGAAAGCGATTCATTACATACAAATGATTATAGAAAGAGACTATAATCAATGAGAGGAAGAAAGATTGCAGTGTTTGATTTAGGATTAATAACAGTAATATGTATTTATTTTTTTTTAATAATGGTATTAGCATAAATGTTTGAAGCTCAGAAAGAATGGATTTGTCCAGAAAATTATCCTGATTTAAAAGGATACAAATATATTGCTATAGATTTAGAAACTAAAGATCCAGATCTAAAGTCAAGAGGATCTGGTGCAATTATTGGTAATGGTAATATTGTTGGTATTGCTGTAGCTGTTGAAGGATGGTCAGCATACTATCCGATTGCTCATGAAGGTGGTGGTAATTTAGATAAAGATAAAGTTTTAAATTGGATTAAACAAGTTTGTGCAAATGATAATGTAAAAATATTTCACAATGCAATGTATGACGTGTGCTGGCTTCGAGCGGCGGGAGTTCAAATCAATGGACACATTGTAGATACAATGGTGATGTCATCATTAATTGATGAAAATAGATTATCATATACATTAAATAGTATTTCATTTGAATATCTTGGAGAAGTTAAAGATGAAAAAGCCTTAACAGAAGCAGCTCAATCTTGGGGAATAGATCCTAAATCTGAAATGTATAAACTTCCTGCTATGTATGTAGGTAATTACGCAGAAAAAGATGCAAAATTAACATTAGAATTATTTAAAGTTTTATCCCGTGAAATGCAAAAACAAAATTTACAAAATATATTTGATATAGAAACACAGTTATTTCCATGTTTGACTGATATGAAATTTAAAGGAGTCCGAGTTGATGTAGAGAAAGCAAGACTCCTGAAACAAAAGTTAACATCACAAGAGCAAGAAATATTATTAAAAATAAAACAAGAAACAGGGATAGAACCCCAGATTTGGGCAGCAAGATCCATTGCAACAGTTTTTGATAAGCTTGGCTTACATTATGAAAGAACCGAAAAATCATCTGCACCATCTTTCACTAAAAATTTTTTACAAGAACACAAACACCCTATAGTTCAAATGATTGCAAAAGCAAGAGAAATAAATAAAGCTCATACAACTTTTATAGATACAATTTTAAAGTTTACACATAAAGGAAGAATACATGCTGACATCAATCCAATTAGATCAGATCAAGGTGGAACTGTTACTGGTAGATTCTCTTATGCTAATCCTAATCTCCAGCAGATCCCGGCGAGAAACAAGGAACTAGGGCCTATGATAAGATCCTTATTCTTACCAGAAGTAGATCATAAGTGGGGATGTTTTGACTATTCACAACAAGAACCAAGACTTGTTGTACATTATGCGGCAACAACTGAACCAATTTGTTTTGATGAATCAGTTACAAAAATAGTAGAAGAATTTAAAAATGATTCTGTTGACTTTCATAAAACAGTTGCAATCATGGCAGGTATATCAAGAGATCAAGCTAAAACAATTAATCTTGGATTATTTTATGGAATGGGTAAAGCAAAATTACAAGCTGAACTTGGATTAAATACAAAAGAAGAAACAGAAGTATTGTTTAATCAATATCATAATAACGTTCCATTCGTAAAAGAATTAATGAATAAGACATCTCAATTTGCACAAACATCAGGATCAATTGGAACATTACTTGGTCGTCGTTGTAGATTTAATAAATGGGAACCAGCAACATTTGGTATGCATACACCCATGACATTTGAAGAAGCTGAAAGAACTTATGGACGTGGAAGAATTAGAAGAGCTATGACTTACAAAGCATTAAATAAATTGATTCAAGGTTCAGCAGCTGATATGACTAAGAAAGCAATGTTAGATTTGTATAGAGAAGGAATTATTCCACATATACAAATTCATGATGAATTAGATATTTCTGTTATAGATGACAATCAAGCAAAGAAGATTGTAGAAATAATGGAAGGCGCCGTTACTTTGGCAATTCCCAACAAAGTAGATTACGAAAGCGGTGAAACGTGGGGAGATATTTATGGTTGATTATGTCTTATTTAAATGCAAACATACCACCCATATACTGTAAAATACGAAGGGAGTATTTATATGACTTACGAGAACATAAAGGCGAAGTTGAAGATTGTGTGGTCTTTGCTATTGCAAGCATTCCAGGGCGTGCAATCTTATTTCATGCTTTACTTACGAATGGTGCAATATATTGGAGGCTTCCTATCAGTGCTTTTCTTCAAGGAAGAAACAGCGGTACTGTGCATCAGGGAGAAATGGAATCTCCAGATCTCGAAGATCTTGAGCTATGGAATTCATTTAGTTATTATCCTGCTGTTACTACTTTTGATTTTTTAATCGGACAACGCTGTAAATATTTAAGTAAAGATAAAAAATTTATACATGGTGAATATTTATTTACAATTGATTGGGCACATCCAGAACCTAATATCTTGGATACTGA